TATTGAGTTAGATGCGGTCGGTGGCACATATCCAGCACAGGTCCCCCTCAGGAATACCACCGCGAATGCCACCACTTTTTCAGAAGTTGCCAATACTGGTACCACCGCCTATGTAAAACTCGCCAACGCTAACGCATCGACAGCAGATAACTTTTACAACGGATATGAGTTACACGTTGTGGCTGGAGATGGTGCAGGAGAGAGATTAGGTATCTCCGACTACGAAGGAGACACCAGAAGGGTAATTTTGGATGGAAACTTCTCCACGGTGCCCAACACCACAACCAGCAAATATGAGATCGTGCCCAAGGTAGTCATTTCTGGAGACGGTACTGGTGGACAGGCAGCCGCCGTCATGAATGGAGGAGTAGAAGGATTTGGATACATCTCTGACATCAATCTGCTTAATATTGGCAGAGATTACACCCATGCATCTGCCGAGGTGACCACCGTCAACCCAGGAGATGGTGCCACTCTAGATGTCCACCTGTCATCACCCAACGGTCATGGGTCGGACCCAGAGGCAGAACTTCTGGCAACCAAGCTGATGATGCTAGTCAGGATTGAGAAGGACAGCAGCGGCATCACTGGTAACAACAGAGATGGAGATCTCCCACTCCGCAACGACTACCATCAGTACGGCATTATCCGCAACCCAATCTATGCCACTGGTGATAGAGCAGGTGAAGTAGCGGGCATCGACTCTGGTTCTTTCACCGACATCATTATCGACGCACCCACTGGTGATGTGTTCGGATCTTCGGACCTCCTTCCAGGCGACTTTGTCGTGGGGTACACCAGCAAGAGTGCGGGTGAAGTACATAGATTCGCTAGAAGCACTGACACCAGAAGAGCGATCATCACCCTCAGAGACAACAAGAGTGCTTTTGCTGCTGGGGAACTTGTGGTCGGCACCTCTGCTACAGGAGAAGCAGGAACGGTATGGACCTCTTCTGGAAAGGGTTACGGTTACTATAAATACTCTGAGGACACTGTACCAGTTCTAACCAACGACACCTATCGCCTTACCACCAGAATGGTGATTGAGACTACTGGTGCCAACAGCGGTGAGACTTGGGAACCAACGTCCATCACTCTAGATCATGCATTGGTTGGGGCATCTGGTTCTTCGGCAGCAGTCGTGGAATTCGTACCCCACCCAGACTCGGTAACTGCAGACATCTACGTCACCAACGTAGTTAGACAAAATAGCGGTGCACCTGACTATGGGTTCACATTCGGAGAGCAGACCATCAACCTTTCAAAGGTGGCAAAGGTCAACGAAATTCATATCCCAGAGTTCGTTTACAACTCTGGAGACGTCTTATACATAAAGAATGCAGCCTCTATTGAAAGAAGCATCGAACAAGAAGAAGAATTCAAGATTACTCTTGATATCTGATCGGAGATTAAATGGCACTATCACACGATCCTGATACCACGAACAAAGACCCCTATTACGACGACTTCGATGCGTCTAAGGGTTACTATCGGGCTTTATTCAAGCCTGGTACTGCTGTTCAGGCGAGGGAATTGACCCAGATCCAGACTATTCTACAGAACCAGATTGAAAGCATCGGCACCCACATCTTCGAGAACGGTGCCGTCGTTGCTGGTGGTGGTATCGCTGAATCTAACGTAGCAGCCATGAGAGTTGATACCACTAGCTCCCTGTCTTCTGCCAACATGTCAACCATCGTAGGGAAGAGCGTTTCTAACGGAATCGTAAATGCGAAGATCCTGAAGAGCATCAGCGGTTCCACTCTTCCAGTGGATGCCAACCAGATCCTCGTATACCAGTACACCTCTAACGGTGTGTTTGCACCCGATGACGTTATCAGCACTACAGATACTTCTGGGATCACATTCTCTATCGCCTCTGCTGGCGGTTGTGCAGATGCAATCATCCCAAATGCAGCATTCGTGAGTGTAGATCAGGGCGTCTTCTACGTCGACGGATTCTTCGTCTACAACTCACCCCAGAACAACTCCCCATTCAGCATCAGCGGTGTTACCAACGCAGCAGGAGACTTCAGGTACAGAGATTTTGCTAACCCCACCGCATCGGTCGGGTTCAGGATCTCCAAGTCCACCATCGACAGCGAAGTGGACCCCACCCTGAAGGATCCTTCCAGCGGCTTCTACAACTACAACGCGCCTGGTGCCGATCGGTACAAGGTCGAACTTACTCTAGACCACATCCCCTTCAGCGGACAACTCGGTGACTCTTCTGGCCTCACCTTCGACACCAGCAGCTACTTCGAACTGCTTAGGATGGTCGGAGGGGTATCCACCAAGACGGTCAAATACACCGAATATGCAGAGATCGAAGAAACTCTCGCCCGCCGTACCTTCGACGAGAGTGGTAACTACACGGTCAACTCTCCCAAGATCAGAATCACTGATCATGGTGATGTGTTCACCCCCGCCGACACCACCAAGTTCGCAGTGGGAATCGAACCAAACAAGTCGTACGTAGGTGGATTCGAGGTCGACACTCAGAGCACCTTCTTCCTAGAAGTCGACAAGACAAGAGACACCGCAGTAGTACCAGATAAGAGCGAATTCCTGAACACCCCAGTAGGCAACTACGTCCTAATCGACAAGGCGAACTCTGGGTTCGGAATTGGGAATATTTCCAACTTCTCTGCCACCGACTCTCTGGATACCTTCCAGACCTATAACATCTATCAGGATGACAGCGGGTTCGGTCCCAATCACCCAACTGGTCAACCATTTGGCACCGCCAGAGTTAGAAGCATCACCAGAGATACGGACGGGATCAAGGCATCCTTGTTCGACATCAACCTATCTGGTGCCACGGCATTCAACAAGGCAGGATACCTAGTATCCTCAGCCTCGGTTACCTTGGGCGGTCATACTGGTTCGACTGGCGACTTCTACAAGATCTCAGCAGTCAACGGAATCACGGGTCCTCAAGATGCGGACCAGAAGTCCCTCATCTTCCCAGTCAAGAACCCAGGGCTAACCAGCGGACTCGGCATCGGACAGGACGCATCTTTCGTAGTGAGGGAGACTAGCAAACTCCACCTTGCGTCAGGTTCAAACGTTGCCACCATTTCTATGACAGATGGTAAGAGCCTTTTGGGTTCTGACGACGAAGAGTTTTTGGTGTTTCACTCTGCCACCTTCGATAATGACTCTCCCGTCGAACTCCTAGATGACGATGCTTATGATGCCACCGTGATCAACGCACTGCAGAAGAACTCCACCCTGAGGATTAGCGGTCTGACTGCTGGTCCTGTTGGCGGTTTGACCTTCTGTGTCAGCCATCCCGTCCTATATGATACCAACCTCTACACTGGTGGCGACTACCAGAGGACCCTCACTAGTACTACTGCCACCAAACTGACAGTGGTATCCACGACTGTGGTAAGCAGAGACGGTGTTCAGTGTGCTGAGTTTACACTAAATAACTCCCATGTATATAATGTCACTGGAATCGAGGATGCACCAACCTCTGGTGGTGTTAGTGACATTACTTCTAGTATTTCTGGTCTGGACTACCTAGACGACGGACAGAGAAGTTCTGGATATTTCATATCCAAGGTGTACGTCCCAACCGCCTCCCTTACTGCTCTCAATGGTGAATACAGAATCAACATCACATATAACTACTACGCACACACGGGTGTGGGACCAGTAACCATCAACAGTTACAGAAATGCTGGCATCGCATACGAGTCAATGCCATCATTCACCGACCCAGATTCTGGTATCAGGTTCGTGCTAAGAGACTGCGTTGACTTTAGACCAGTGCAGAATTCAATCGGTAACTTCACCAACTTCGGTATCCCATTCTACAAGAACACAGGACCCCTTAGTAAGGTTGGTTATCAGCACTTCCTGCCCAGAATCGATACCGTCACTCTCTGCTCCGACAGAAGTTACAGGGTCGTTAAGGGTGTGTCCTCGGTAGACCCCAAGGCACCGCTCACCACCAACGACGATATGGACCTATACCATATCAAGATGAAGCCTTACGTCTTCGACGTCAATACAGACATTACCACCAAGTACATCGAGAACAGACGATATACAATGCGTGATATCGGCGAGATCGAGAACTCGGTGGAAAATGTCGAAAGAGACAGATACCTTGAGGTCCTTCAGAGCGACGCAATCGCCAGAGGTGCAGCGGTATCTACCCAAATCATCGAGAACAGCACCATGGTGGACGATTTCTCTACTCATGCGTTCGCTGACGTCTCTAACAGGGACCACAACTGCTCGATGGATTACAAGGACAGAGGTCTCAGACCAGCATTCGAGGCAAGAGGGGTGGATCTCACCCAGAACACTTTGGGTACTGGACTTACCATGAGTCCAGACAGGGTGGTCACCTACGACTACTCCACCTCCAACACCTTCAGAGGTGCCACTGGTACTGGTACACTCGCAGTCAACCCATTCGGGATTACCGACTTCCTAGGATTCGTCAAGATCGAACCCAAGGCAGACTTCTTCTACGATACGTCTCAGAACCCCAACGTTCTCGTCAACGAATTCGGCGAGAACAACCAATACTTCATCACTACCAGATCGTGGGGGGCAGGCAAGTCTGCTGGATTCGGTGGAGAAGACGAGGAGTATCTAAGCCACTGGTTGGGTACTGATGATATCAAGGATGTAGCAGACACTGCTGATCCTTTCGCTAGAGATTATAAGAGTCCAGTCAAGGGTGCAAGGGCGAAGCTGCCTGATCGAATCCTAAGATCGGTCGGCGATAAGACTGTCGATGAAAGTGTCATCCCCTACATGAGATCAGTGGGTATCACGTTCGAAGCAACTGGTATGCTACCAGGATCTACGGTCTACGCATTCTTCGATTCAACCTCAGTCGGTCTGACCGCTGGTTACACCGTGAACTCTACTGGTGCCGTTAGTGGATACGTCTCGGTCCCAGCAACATTCCTAACTGGTGAGAAGACCTTCAGACTTACGGACTCCAATACGGACTCTGTGAATCTTGCCACCACTGCTGCCGATACCAAGTTCTTCGCACAGGGTCTGCAGAACAACAAGAATGTCACCATCATCAGTGATCTTCCATCAGAGAGCAGGAGACCATCGGTCAACAGTTCGTCCGTGGTAGAGTCCAGCTTCCTAGACAACCAGCAGGGTAACTTCAGTGCCATTCAGAACGGTCTGGATCCTCTCAGTCAAGAAATCATCGTCGAGGCAGGAACTTTCCCACAGGGTCTGTTCTTGGAGTCGATCGATCTGTTCTTCAAGGAGAAGGACGAGAATCTACCCGTCACCATCCAGATCAGACCAATGGTCAACGGGTCGCCCCACGAGTTCGTCTCGGTTCCACACAGCACCGTGACTGCCACCCCAGTAGGGAGTGCAGGACCAAACAGGTCTCTCAATACCAATTTCAAGTTCTCGTCACCAGTATACCTTCCAGTAGGCAACTGGGCAGTCTGCGTGTTCTCTAACAGTGAGAAGAACGTCCTCTACAAGTCAGAGGTCGGTCAACCATTCCTTCTCTCCGCCACTGGTCTACCCAACCCAGAATCCACCACCATCGACAATCTGTCCACTGGTGCCGCTGGTGTCAGGGTCGGCGGACTCTTCCTGCCCCTCAACAACGGAAGCAGGGTGAGAAGCACTAACCAGTCGCTGATGATGGACGTCAACCGATGCAGGTTCACAGGAGCCTCATCCACCAGTCCTCAGGATAGAAGAGTCCTCTTCGACTGCGACTTCGGTGGTGTGTCTGCTAGTGCTAACCAGTTGGTGATCGCCTCCAATGAGCAGTTGTTCACGAGCAGTTCTGCATTCCTCAGATACGACGTGTTCGACAACTCAGACACGAAAAACCCAATTGACTACATCGGGGTCACACCCAACAAGACACTCCAGCTATCTAAAAAGGTGAACAGAGTCAGCACAGACAGTGCGGTTCAGGTGCAGGTCCTGATGTCACAGACCAACTCCAACGACCTAAGTCCAGTGATCAACATGGACAGACTGGGTTTGATTTTTGCAGACAGGAAGATCGACGAGTTGGATAATCAGAGCATGCAGGTGGTTGGGGAACTGGCAAGGAACGGATCTGGACTCGGAACAAGAGCCAGGTACGTCTCTAAGAGATCCAACTTCGGCAACACTCCAGCTACTGACATGAGAGTGTTCCTAGACATCGATCCTAGAGAAGGACAGGTCAAGGTTCTAACTAAGGTCAACGCATCAGGTGATAACTTCGACGAAGAACCTTACATTGAACTGGCGATACAGGGAATCCAGACGGGTGGTCTCAAGACCTACACTTTCGCTCCTTCGGCGGACTCCTTGGGCAGTTTCACTTCATACGCAATCAAGATCGTACTGTTCGCTCCAGACGCTCCAGACGGAACACCAGACTCAGGGCTGCCTGTGGTCAAGAATCTCAGATCAATCGCCATCAGGTGATTTGGCAGCCTTTAGGAAAGGATAAATAAAGAACAATGGCATCAAGCACAAATCCACCTTCAGTTGAACAAGTGTCTAATCTGGTATTATCAGATACTTTCTACACTTGGTTCAACGTGTCTAACGACATTGTAAACAAGATCAACCCGATCGAGGTGTACAGCATTTCTGCTGATGCCAGAGACTACACCACTGTTGGTGCTGACGGCATCACCATTGATGATCTTGGTCAGGGCAACTACAGAATCGGTTACGTCATGCCCAGCAACATCACTGGTGGACACACGTTCCATCAGGATATCAATTTTGCTGCTGGTGCATCTGGTCCTATCGTAAACGCACTAAACGGTGTCACTGGAGAGACGACAGCAGTAACCACCATTTCGGGCAGATCTATTACATCCACCGTCGCTGGTGTCGCTAACGTTGAAGCCGTTGTGCTTGATATTAACGGCATTTCTGCCTCCACCGCTGGTAGTCTAACCCTCGATCTAAGCGGAATCGCCTCTACTGGGGGTCTGGGTACCGTTCTAACTGCCACTGGCGGTACTGGAACCTTCTCACACCAAACCCAGCTATTCTTTGGTAAACCAGAACCAGACCAGCTAGGAATCAGGATCAAGGGTGCCACCCATAGTGCTGCTGTGGTCATGGGTGGACCACTGGGTACCACCACAGATGCAGACTACAGACTCAGTGTTCTTGCTGGCAACTCTGGTGCTTTTGGTGCAATCTCCGTTGTGGGAGACGAAGGTCTAGCCCCTACCGTCATGCTAAGAAACAGCGGGTCCATCAACGGCGAAGACAAGTTAACTTTGATGTCTGGTGATGCTGGTAGTCCTGGCACCATCGAACTTAGGACTGGCTCTGGATTCACTGCTGGGCAGAAGAATCTTGCGATTGGCATCTCTCAGGATGGTGTTCAAATTGTAGGCAAGCTATATGACTCTAGTGGGGTCCCTGGTTCTGCTGGTCAGGTGTTGACCTCTACTGGATCGGGCACCAGTTGGTCCGCTTCGACACAAGTCGGTTATGGGGTCGGAGCCGTGGCAGTCAGGGCGGGGTCCTCCACCACCAATTTCTTCCGCACAACAGTTGACGGTACCAGCGGCTTGACTTTCAGCATGCCTTCGGCTGGTTCTTCCGCCGAGTTTTTTTATAGCACCGCTGATAGTTCCAATGGACCGATCATGGTGACACTTAGTGTTGACGGCGGCCCCAGCGAGAAGTACGGATTCACCGTTCAATATAAAGCATTGTCAGGAACTTATATCACCATTGGAGGTCTACAAAAGACTGGTGGAGCTGGCGGACTTGGATACGACCAGTCTTTATCGTGGCCTATGGTGCCTGGTACTAGCTTCATTGTCAACACCGACCTCGACGAGGGCGGCCTCAATGGTAGATCCAATCTGACAGTATTCACTTCTTCCTGATAGGGAACCAAAATGGCACAACCTAACTCAAGACAATCCCTAAAAGACTACGCTCTAAGAAGACTCGGTGCTCCCGTCATCGAGATCAACGTAGATGATGCGCAGGTTGAGGATGCTCTTGATGATGCTCTGCAGTTCTTTGCAGAATACCATTTCGATGGAGTAGAAGAGACTTTCATTAGTCATCAAGTCACACAGACCGATATTGACAACAAATATATCAACATGGACGCGATCGATGACAGAGTGGTCAGTGTAACCAACATTCTCAGCATTAATACGAACAACAGTAGCATGTTCGATCCCGAATACCAGATCGCTCTGAACGACTTCTTCGGATATTTTACCCCAGGCACATTGACTAATTACGCCATCACTAAGCAGCATATGTCCATGGTTCAGCAGATGTTGGATCCAGACAAGAATTTCAGATTCAGCAGAGTCACCAATAGGTTATACGGTGATTTTGATTGGGAAGAAGATCTGGAGGTAGGAGATTATGTGGTGATTCAGGCATATACTGCCTTGGATCCAAACACCTACCCAGAGATTTACAACGATCGCCTCCTGAAGAAGTATGTCACCGCCCTGATTAAAAGGATTTGGGGCAACAACCTATCTAAGTTCACTGGGATCCAGCTACCAGGCGGGATTCAGTTCGACGGACAAAGGATCCTGTCAGAAGCACAGGACGAGATCGACAAGATCGAAGATGAAGTGCAAGACAGATACGAACTACCCCCAGACTTTATGGTAGGATAACCCATGGCAATCAACCCGTACTTCAAGAATCAGAGGCAAGAGCAAGATGTTCTTGAAGATCTGGCCATTGAGACTATCAAGATCCATGGTCAGAACATGATCTATATGCCCAGAACGTTGACCAACGAGGATGCACTCTTCGGGGAAGATACCCAGAGTTTATTCAACAACGGTTACGAACTGGAAATGTACATCTCCTCTGTTGACGGGTTCGAGGGAGAGGGAGATATCATCTCCAAGTTTGGTCTTCAAATCAACGACACCGCCACATTCGTTCTCTCCAGAAAGCGATTTAGGCAGGCGGTCGGTGATTTTCAAGATGGCATCGACAAACCAAGAGAAGGCGATATGATCTATTTCCCTCTAACTAGAGGACTGTTCCAGATCACCTTCGTAGAGGACGAAAATCCGTTCCACCAGTTGGGCAGATTGTATACCTACGACCTTACGGTGGAACTGATCAAATACACCAAGGAGCAGTTCCTCACTGGTTGGCCTGACATTGACAACTTGGGTGCTGCTAGAGACAACCCAATGATCCAGTTCTCCATCTCTGGTCATACTGGGGAGTTCGTTGTCGGAGAGATTATCACCGATGCTGCTGGTACCACTGCAGAGGTTATTACTTGGAACACATCTGCTAACCTCATGGAAGCAGCAGGTAGAACCGCAGCGGCAGGAATGTCTGGCGGGATCACTGGTTCCAACAGTGGAGCATTCGGTACCATCGGCTCTACTGCTGGACTAGGAATCACCACAGAATCCATTAGCGATCCATTTGGTAGTAATTCGGAAATCCAGTTAGAAGGTAATGGATTTATCAACTTCAGCGACAAAGACCCGTTCTCGGAGGGTAACTTCTAATGTTTGAACGGTTCTATAATCAGGCTCTCAGAAAGATTACAGTGGGCTTCGGCACTCTGTTTAATAACGTGTATATGACACGCATGAATCTGGACGGGACCAAGGACTCCGAAATGAGAGTCCCTTTGGCATACGGACCCAAGACTAAATGGATTCGTATGCTTAATGAGAGAACGTCTGGTACACAGATGGAACTGCCCAGAATGTCGTTCGATATTGTGGGCATTGAATACGACCCCACCCGCAAGAAGAATTCTTTACAGAAGAGGATGGCAGTTGGACCGAACAACGAGACAGTGTATTCGAACTTCATGGAAGTTCCATACAATATCGAGTTCGAATTGTCCATCATGGTCCAATATGTAGAAGACGGGTTGAGTATTCTAGAGCAGATTTTACCATATTTCTCTCCACAATTTAATATCTCCATTAACTTTAATGAAACGAATCAAAACGTAGATATCCCTATCGTCTTGAACAGCACTTCTGTATTATCAGACTATGAAGGGCAAGTGGAGGGAATGAGAATCCTAACCATGGATCTTTCCTTTACTGCTAAGGCATCCCTGTTTGGTCCTCAGACCAGCAGTGGAACGATCCAGAGAGCACAAATCAACTTCTTCGAACCAGAGACGTTTACATTCGACGACTATGGTGTGGTGATAGGATGTTCTGGTGCTACGGGTGCTCTATCAGAAGTGCACGTTGGGGTTACTGGTCCCTCTGGTGCTTCCTCTGGTGTGGACACCTTCACTGATTACACCGTGGGAATTACGGTCTATGGTGCTACCAGTGCCCCGCCAGTTCAAGGAATCCAATTCGGTGAATTGAGCTTAGGAGAAGTCTACGGAGGTATCACCAACTTCGTAGGGGTAGAAATTTCAGGCGTTACTTATGAAGGCGTTTCATGGGAATGGGAAGGGGTTACCAGTGCTGGAATCCAATTCGGTGAATTGAGCTTAGGAGAAGTCTACGGAGGTATCACCAACTTCGTAGGGGTAGAAATTTCAGGCGTTACTTATGAAGGCGTTTCATGGGAATGGGAAGGGGTTACAGCATGACGAACGATAATATGGACCCAATCGCTGACGCATTGGGTGTTGAGTCTGGTAAGAAAGAAATCGAGAAGAAAGAGGTCGAACCAATCGAAGTTGGTAGCACGACCGAAGAAGACAGACAAAACGACTACAACATGGTTAGGAATAACCTCAAGGATATCATCGCCACCTCTACGGCTGCGATTGATGGTATCCTCAATGTCGCTTCTGAAGGTGAGAGTCCTAGGGCGTATGAAGTCGTCTCTCAGTTGATCAAGACGACCCTAGAGGCAAATGAGTCTCTGGTGGACCTACATAAAAAGGTCAAAGACATCGAGCACACAGAAGAAAAGCAACAGAAGGTTACCAACAACAACATGTTCGTTGGTTCTACTAAAGAATTATTGTCTATGATCAAAGACAACAGCAAGAAGACTGTTGAACTCATTGAAGGTGAAGTGATCGATGACAGAAGCGAAGAATCCTAAAGCATACCTCGGCAACGAGAATCTAAAAGCCGCGGGTGTAAAACAGGACTTCACAGAAGAGCAAGTCAAAGAATTCGTCAAGTGCTCTGAAGACCCACTATATTTCATCCAGAACTATGTCAAAATCGTCACACTAGACGATGGTCTTGTTCAATTCAAACCATGGGACTTCCAGCAGGATATGCTTCGGAAGATCCATGAGAACAGATTTATCGTCTGCAAGTTCCCCAGACAGACTGGCAAGAGTACCACCGTTATCTCTTATCTTCTGCATTATGCCCTATTCAATCCAGACGTCAGAGTGGCAATTCTCGCCAATAAGCAACAAACAGCGTATGAATTGCTTCATAGGCTGAAGATCGCTTATGAGCATCTACCCAACTGGTTGCAGCAAGGTGTAGAGGAGTGGAACAAGGGATCTATCGACCTAGAGAACGGGTCCAAAATCATCGCGTCTGCTACCTCCTCATCTGCAGTTCGTGGTGGATCTTTCAACATGATCTTCCTAGACGAATTCGCATATATCCCGTCCAACGTTGCGGAAGAGTTCTTCTCCTCTGTATATCCCACTATTTCGTCTGGTAAGAACACCAAGGTGTTGATCGTGTCGACCCCCAAGGGTTTGAACATGTTCTACAAGATCTGGGTAGATGCAGAAGAGGGCAGGAACCAGTATGTCCCGATTGAGGTGCATTGGAATCAGGTACCAGGCCGAGATGAAAAGTGGAAAGAGCAGACGATTGCGAACACCTCTGAGGACCAATTCAGGGTGGAGTTCGAATGTGACTTCGTAGGATCAGTGGCGACACTTATTAAACCTTCTAAGTTGAGATCTCTACCTTACAAAAGACCCATGCAGGTATCCCCAGACGGTCTGAAGATCTACGACATCCCTAAAGATGGTCACCAGTATGCGATGACGGTGGATGTGTCCAGAGGGCAAAGCATCGACTTCCATGCCTTCTCGGTGGTAGATATCACCAAGTCTCCCTACAGGGTGGTTGCCACCTTCAGAAACAATGTGATGCCTCCAGCGGTGTATCCCAATATCATCAACAGGATCGCCACCAGCTATAATGAAGCATGGTTAATGATCGAGACAAACGACATTGGTGGTCAGGTAATGGATGTGGTAAAGATGGAGTACGAGTATGAAAATATTATTTACACCTCCGATAAAGTGGGTAAGGGTCAGTGCATCACCGAAGGGTTCGGCAGATCCAAGGCTAAGCCTGGGGTGAGAACATCCGCCAAGGTGAAGAGCATCGGGTGCTCCGTCCTGAAGAATTTGATCGAGGAAGACAAACTGATTGTAGAGGACTTCGACACCATCTCCGAGTTGACCACCTTCGTCGCCAAGAAGAACTCCTATGCGGCTGATGATGGGCACCATGACGACATGGTTATGACCTTGGTTCTCTTCGCTTGGATGAGTCAAGAGAGTTATTTCAAAGAGATATGTGGGACAAACGTCACCCAGCAACTATATGATGCCAAGCAGAGGGAGATGGATGAGAATCTGGCACCCTTCGGGTTCATCACTGGGAATGTTACAGAAGAGGACGAGGGACCCCAATCGGAGGGTGGGGATGTCTGGTTCACCGACGAAGATGATATCAAAGATTTCTTCTGACTAAATATGGGTACGACAACAGAGACATCTGTATGCACGTAAAAGCTCAAGAAAACTATTCCTAGGAGAAATGATATGGCATTTCAAGTAAGCCCTGGTGTGGTAACGAAAGAGGTTGACCTCTCTTCTATCATCCCAGCAGTATCGACCACCGTTGCTGGGTATGCAGCACAATTTCAATGGGGACCAGCGGACCACCTTGTCACCGTGGACAGTGAGAACAACTTGGTCAGCCTATTTGGTGAACCCACAGACGACAACTACAAGGAATGGTTCCCAGCGGCTAACTTCCTAGGATATGGAAGCAATCTTCGCCTTGCCCGATACGTCGGAGACACCGCAAGAAACGCTGCGGGCCCAGGAGGGGTTTCTGGATCTGACTCCCTAATCAGAAACGAAACCCTGATCGATTCCGCTCTTACCGCTTTCTCTGCAGGACAGACAGGTCACTTCCACGCAAGATACCCTGGTAACAGAGGTAACAGCCTAAAGGTGGTCTGGCATGACGGCGGAAACGGGTCAGGGTACTCCGCTAGTAACTACAACCTATGGCAGTATGCCAACCAGTTCGATGTGAACATGCCCTTCACCACTGGTTGGGCGGCGGGTGTAGATGGAGAAGGTGTGAACGACGGCGTGAACATCGCAGTCATCGACGAAGATGGTCTGTTCTCTGGTGTCAAGGGAACTGTACTAGAAACCTTCGATGCAGTATCAAAGGCTTCTAACGCACTCAACTCCGACGGCACCAACAACTTCTACCGTACGGTCATCAACGAGTCTTCCAGATACATTTATGCTACCGCTCACCCAGAAGGAGGCACCTATGGACAGGGTACAACTGGTGAGGCTGGTAACCTAACTTGGGGATCAGTGGTCTCAGCAGCAGGAGGATCTTTCGACAGACTCAATGCTGCCAGTGGTAACACTGCTGGTTACGCGGTATCGCTAGCAGGTGGTACTGGTGAGTTCGGTAGCACCATCCCAGCGACTGGTTCGTCTCAGGGTTGGGGACTTCTCAGTGACACCGATGCCGAAGACATTTCAATCATCATCGGTGGTCCAGCAAATTCCACCCAGGCTGGTGGTATCGTTGACATTGCAGATGCCCGTAAGGACTGCGTTGCGTTCCTTTCCCCAGAAGAAACAGACTGCATTTCCAATGGTGTCCCCCTAACACAGGCTGCCGCAGAATCAGCAGTTCTGGACTATAGAAACACCCAGCTCAACAAGAGCAGTTCTTATGCATTCCTCGACTCTGGTTGGAAGTACCAGTACGATCGATATTCAGACTCATACCGATGGGTCCCACTAAACGGTGATGTCGCTGGTATTGCAGTAAGATCGGACGAGAATTCTGAGACTTGGTTCTCACCAGCAGGTTTTAATCGTGGTCAGGTACGTGGTGTGGTTAAACTAGCATTCAACCCATCCAAGGCCAACCGCGATAACCTCTACAAGGATCAGGTTAACCCAGTGGTGTCCTTCCCAGGCGAGGGTACAGTCCTCTTCGGAGACAAGACCCTGCTCGCTAAGCCTTCTGCATTCGATAGACTGAACGTGCGACGTTTGTTCATCGTGCTTGAGAAGGCAATTGCTACCGCTGCTAAGTACCAGTTGTTTGAGCAGAACGACACCTTTACTCGATCCCACTTCAAGACCATGGTCGAACCCTTCCTAAGGGACGTCAAGGCCCGTCGCGGGATCACTGAATTCAAGGTAGTTTGTGATAGTAGCAACAACACATCGGCGGTTATCGACCGCAACGAGTTCGTTGCTGACATCTTCATTAAACCCACCAAGTCAATTAACTTCATCACCCTCAGTTTCGTCGCCACCTCACAGGGTGTAGACTTCTCTGAAATCGGATCCTGATAGGAGAAATCAATGAATATCGATAAGTTTAAGACAGCACTATCAAAGGGCGGCGTCCGATCCAACCTGTTCAGAGTTCAGGGTGACATCGGCTCTACCTCCCTCCCAACCAAGGTCGGTTATCTTTGCCGTGCTGCTGCAATGCCCGCCACCACCATTGAACCAATCGAGGTTCCTTACCGTGGCAGACAGCTAAAGATCCCTGGAGACAGGACCTATGCAGAATGGACCCTCACCTTCATGTCTGACGGTGATATGGAACTCCGCAATGCATTCGAGAAGTGGATGGACGACATCAACAAGACGGTAGACAACGTTGCTACCGCAGATCTCAACCTCACTGGTACACTCTTCCCAGAGTGGAACGTGGAGCAGCTCGACAGGACTGGTAAACCAATCAAGTCCTATAAGTTCCTCCACTGCTGGCCTTCCGAGGTTGCTCAGATCGAACTAAGTTCTGAGGATACCGATCTCCAGACCTTTGATGTCACCCTGCAGTACACCTACTTCTTGTCTCAGACCACCGATGAATCGGTCGGGCTTGGCATCGCCGCCGCGCCTGGTGATACCGATAACTGATATCCTGTGAGTAAACCTAAATAATGGTACCTCACTTTACAGGAGCATTATATAATGGCACTTGAGTTTTTCGGATTTTCCTTGGGAAGATCCAACAAAAAAGATGAAGAGGAGAAGAGAAATAATCTCCCATCCTTTGTCGAACCCAACGACGAGGAAGGTGCTTCTATAGTAGATGCATCCGCCTCCGCTGGTGGTTATTTTGGTGCATATATTGATTTTAATAGCGAAGTCAAGACCGAAGTAGAGTTCATCAATCGATATCGTGAAATGGTCCTCCACCCAGAGGTAGAATCTGCGGTGGAGGATATCTGTAACGAGACTATTGTTTATGATGAAGAAAATCAGACCGTGGAGCTCGATCTAGAGCAGGTGAAAGATCTGTCTGATAATATCAAAAACAAGATCCAAGACGAGTTCGATTACCTATATCACCTCTTGACTTTCTCCACCAAAGGATATGAAATCTTTAGGAGATGGTATGTGGACGGTCGCATTTTCTACCACATGGTCGTTGATCCTAAGAATCCCAAAAAGGGCATTCAAGATGTTAGATTCGTTGACCCCACCAAGATCAAGAAGGTCATCGAACTAGAGAAGGATTCAACTAGGGTAGATCGTACTGGTGCAGTTGCAGACACAATCAAAAAGGCTGAAGAATACTACCTCTATAGAGAAGATCAGGACATTCCAGAAGCAGTACGCATTGCACCTGAGGCAGTATGCTATGTTACTTCTGGTCTTTACGATGCTTCCAATAAGAAGGTCATTTCTTACCTCCACAAGGCGATCAAACCCCTCAACCAGTTGCGTATGATCGAGGATGCCTCGGTAATTTACCGCATCTCGCGTGCACCAGAACGACGTGTATTCTACATCGACGTTGGTTCGCTTCCTAAGACAAAGGCGGAACAATACGTCAAGACCATCATGAACAAGTACCGCAATAAGCTGGTCTATGATGCATCTACAGGTGCTATCAAGGACGATAAGCGGCACATGAGCATGCTTGAAGACTATTGGTTGCCTCGAAGAGAAGGTGGTAAGGGTACAGAGATCTCTACCCTAGACGGCGGTCAGAACCTAGGCGAGATGGAAGACGTAATTTACTTCCAGAGCAAGTTGTACGACGCATTGAACATCCCTCGGACCAGAATGCAGACAGACGACAGATTCGGTGTCGGTCGAGCATCAGAGATTTCCAGAGATGAAGTCAAGTTCATGAAGTACATTGACAGACTACGCATCAAGTTCAACGACTTGTTCCTCACCATGCTCAAGACCCAGTGTCTCTGCAAAGGCATCATGACTTCGGACGAGTGGGAGAACATCTCCAGCTACATTAGATTCGAGTATTGCAAAGATAACCACTTCTCCGAACTGAAGGATTTTGAGGTTCTAGCAGAGAGAACCAGAGCACTGAACGATGTTGATGAGTACATCGGCAAATACTTTAGTGTCGAATGGGTCAGAAAGAATCTACTAAGGCAGTCTGAAGAAGACATCAAGGAGATGGACAGACAGATCGCCAAGGAAAGAGAAGAAGGAATCATCTCAGACGAAGCAGAGTTTTGAGAAAGGCACTATAATGGCAAGCGACCGAGCATATGAAATCCTGAGGAAAATCTCTAAAAGCCTGGAAACCAAAGGTCCAGGCTCTATGGATATCGATGCTATCAGCGATATCGTTGAAGGTTTCGAATTAGAGGCCGATTTATTGCTGAAGAGAGATCATGCTCTCAACGAAGAAGGCGAAGAGGCACCCAGCCCTGGAGAAGTCCAAGGTACCATTGAAGATCCAACACTAGATCCAGGTCTAGAAAAAGAATATTTCCTCAAGACGGTCGATGCAGGCGATCATGTCATCACTCTAAAAACTATCGGCATTGGCAAGAACAAACCCGTGTCTGTCTACATCGACGGATACCGATGGGAAATGTTCCCAGGCCCCATCAAAGCAGAATCAGAAACCCAAGCATTCATCAAGTCCAAGCACTTCGATAAGTGGCTGGCGAAGTTCGATGCTCCTGAACCTGCTCCTGAGGAGGCCCCCACCGATGAGACAGACTCAACCCCACCGCCCGATACCAAAGACGGCGAAACCGAGGGACCCGAATCGGGCGATGGCAAGAAGGATGACGATGACGGCTCCTCAGACACCGAAGAAAAATAAATAGAAAGATCGGACATCTCAAAACTAACACCGAAAGGTAATTATATGAACCTTCAAGACAGATTCTATGGCTCACAGATTAGAGGTGTGGGCAAAAAGTTTATCACCGCTGTATCTGACGAGAACCTCCTCGAGGCTAAGGAGGCTGTGGAAACTGGTCTTTTTGGTAAGGCAGGAGAAGTTCTCTCAGAAGAAGCATCCCTTCAGACCATCGCAAACCGCATCATTTCTGGTGACGTGGCAGGCAGACTAGAAGAGTCTTCCAAGAAGTCCACCAAGAAAGAGGGTTGGAGCGAAGACGAAGAAGAGGAAGAGTACGAAGTCCTCAATCTCGAATCCGAGGAAGAGGAAGAGGTAGAGGAAGACTCTGACGAGGAAGACTCCAAGGAAGAAGTCAAAGAAAACTTCGACCCAAAGTCGATGATGCAAATGTTCCAGATGATGATGGCGATGGCTATGATGGGTAATCAAGGTCAGCAGGGTTTTGGCGGTCTAAAACCAGAACACGCTCGAGCACTAGGCAAAGTGGGTGGAATGAACCCAGGTAGCTTTGCTGGTCCCGCAGGTCGTCCTGGTGGCGGCAACGGCATGGGCATGGGAGGCGGACGACGATGAACCTACAGCAAAGATTTTATGCACAACGTATCCAGAACCTCCAAGAGGCCAAGGATTCCCCAGAGCAGAAGGCATACAAGGAATTGTTTGCTAAGATGCTCGACAAGTACGATGCCGACTCTCCCAACGACATCCCCAAGGAGAAGAGAGACGATTTCTTCAACGAAGTCGAGGCAGCATGGAAGAAAGATCCTGCCAACGACTCTGAGGGTGAAGGCGAAGAAGAGGAAGAAATGGAAGAAGGTCTGAAAGAGGCCACCGATGGCGGCGGTCCAGGCGGCGGAGGCAAAGGCGGTCATGGCACCCCTCCCCCAAGTGTAGTTGATGCCGCTGGTCAGGGTCCTCTCACCATGAACGGCATGCTTGCCGCTTTCGGTTCTCGTGACCTTAGATACGACTTCAATGGAGACGGAGTTGTCGACGGTGAGGATCTAGGAATTTTCCTCGCTAAGTTCGGCGGCTGATAAGGAAAGAAAAAATGCTTCTAATTACCGAGACAGTTCAAGACAATATCAAACTGCTAAAAGAGTCTGCCGACGATGGATCCCAGAAGTATTCCATCGAAGGCATCTTTATGCAGGCAGATAAGCAGAACAAGAACGGAAGAGTCTACCCTTCTAAAACTCTGCTAAAAGAAGCGAAGAGGTATGAAAAAGAGTACGTCAAGAAGAATCGTGCTCTTGGTGAGTTGGGTCATCCCGAAGGTCCAACCGTCAATCTAGATAGAGTATCTCACGTCATTAAGGAACTATGGAACGAAGGCACCGACATTTATGGACGTGCCCGAATTCTTGACACTCCAATGGGTGAGATTGTAAAGGGACTCCTTAACGATGGTGTTTCGATCGGTGTGTCCACTAGGGGCATGGGGTCGATCAAGAAGAACAAAGAAGACGTAAACGAAGTTCAAGACGACTTCCTACTCGCTGCGGTCGATATCGTTTCCGATCCGTCAGCACCAGATGCTTTCGTTAATGGAATCATGGAAGGCAAAGAATGGGTTTGGGACAATGGCATTATCAAATGTCGCGATATTGAAACTCATGTAAAACTCATTGAAAACGCCAGTAACAAGATGGAGCGAGAGGAAAGGATCCTCTCAGCATTCAACAGCCTGTTAAATGGCTAATTTTTATACATAAGATATCCGACTTTCAAGGAGATACGGAAATGCCAACTTCTAAGAACAAGATCTCAGAGGATCTCAAGAAAGCACTTGAGGCCGCGAGAGAAGCCGATGAAAAGACTTTCAAGTTCAAGGGCAAGACTTATGCCGTTGAAGACTTCCCCATGGATGATGAGGAAGAGGAAATGGAAGAGTCCAAATCCGAGACCAAGGCTAAAGATGCCGACGTGAAGGAAATGGACGACGAAGAAGAAGAAGAACACGACGAAGAGGAAGAGGAGGAAGAGGTCAAAGAGTCACGCACTCTAGACGTCGTAGATTCCATCATCCTCGACGTTGAGTCAGAAGTATCTGCCAGCGTTACCGAAGATGTCGATGCCCTTTTCAACGGTGAAGAACTCACCGAGGAATTCAAGGGTAAGGCCACTACCATCTTCGAAGCGGCAGTCAGCACTCGTGTCTCCGAGATCGCCGAACGACTTCAGGAAGAGGCCAACGAAAAGGTCGCTGCCGTAGTCGCTGAGGAAACCTCCAAGATGGCAGATCAGGTTGACGAGTACCTCACTTACGTTGCAGAACAGTGGGTTGCCGAGAACCAGGTCGCCATCGACAAGGGTGTCCGAACTGACATCTGCGAATCTTTCATGTCTGGTCTAAAGACTCTCTTCGAAGCACATCACATCGATATGCCACAGGAGAAGTTCGACGTCATGCAGGAGCAGCAACAGCAGATCGCTGCACTTCAGGCACAGCTTAACGAAAGCCTAGCCTCTAACGCAGCAGTCGCCGCCCAGGCACGTGCTTCAGAGCAGCTCGCCGAGTGCAACGCAGCACTCACTGATGCCTGCAATGATCTCACCGACACCGAAGCAGAGAAGCTTCAGAAGCTTGCTGAAGGTATTGATTTCGAAGATACCAATCAGTTCATCGAGAAGCTCGCCGTCCTCAAGGAGTCTTATTTTGGTTCGGGTCGCAAGACCTCCAAGAGAGTCCTAGATGAGGAAGACGTTTCGCTTCCTGCAGACGCAGACAACACAGTTTATACCTCACCCAACGTCGAACAGTACGTTAATTTCATTAGCAGCAGAGCAACCTCCTGACAGAGGCGGCTATTTTTACATCCAAAAGGAGGCCATAAAATGGCAAACTCAGAGTTTACAGACCCAACGGACCTCACCGAGGCCATCAAGACAAAGTGGAAGCCTGTCCTTGAGCACAAGGATTGCGAACCCATTGCAGACCCCTATAAGAGAAACGTCACCGCGATTCTCCTCGAGAACCAAGAGCAGGCTATGATTGCTGAGGCGGCTCCCGCCAACGCAATTGGCGGT